TCGACTTGAAAGGGGATGACCAAGAATCCCCTCTCATTATTTGATTAAAACTTGGCTCTAGTTCATTAATAAAACACTGAACTGTCCACCCTTCCCATACATGTTTGTCTAAATTTATCTTTTTCATAAGTTCTATTTTTTATATTTCTGCTTGAAATTCACAACTTCCGTGCTCTTCCAATCGTTCTTTTATTTTTATTCCCAATCCTAAATCTGCATAGTCAACTAGCATCTCTCTAGTTATTCCTATATCTTTTAATTGTTCATCATTGTAACCATTTTTATCTTTAAAAAAATCATCAAGTACTTTTTTATTATTCCCTAGTTTTAATTCAATTGCATCTATTTCTTTTTTTACTTCATCCAAATGATCTTCATCAAAATGATATTCAATATATGCAGGTTCATATATTTGACCTCCAAATCTGCTCGGAGCTTCACTTGATTGTACCGCGAACCAAAACTTTCCGTTTATATCGCCATTATAATATCTTCCCATAAGTTCTATTTTATTAAGTCTATTAATTTAAATTGATTGAAGGGATACATACCCTTATACTTTATTATCGCCCAATCTCTACGCTTATAGTTTAACGTATCTATAGCAATTAGTTCCTTGAACAAGTCTTTTAATTCGTCAGTTGGTTTCATGTTAAGTTTATTTTAGTGATTGTGAATTTAGTTTACAACTAAGATTATAAAATTCAGAATATACCTCTGCAGGACTTTTTATATTATATTCATCCGCCCAAATAAACAATTGGTTCTTAATTGTATCCTCACTTTCGCCAGTAAGGATACAATATTGTTTTATATTATTTATTGCAAGTTCTCTCAATGCCTTGCAATTTATTAATTCGGTTCTTTCTTTTTCAGTTATCATGGTTTCTATTTATTTATTGTTTACATCTATTAATTTTCCATCCCATTCGACACCGTTTAAGTGCCATTTACCCTTAATTTGTGATATTTTTACGTTCGGGATTCCGTTTAATCGTTCCTTTGTTGTTACTGTTTCCCATCCTGCATCTGTGATCGATAGCGTTTTTTGTGGATCGTTATATAGGTAAGCTATTTCATTACCATATAATTTTAATATTGTTACATTCGGTAAAACAGTAACCGACATATTACTTTTTTTAAATTCCTTTGCATTCAAAAACGCATTTACTGATTCACTTGTTATTTTTCTCATCTTAATTAAATTTAATTTATTTATTTTCTTTTTATTTTCTTTTTAATTCTTGCAAGAATCTTCTTCTTGCTTTTTTACTTCTATCGTTATCCTCCCATGTGAATACAATAAATTTAAAAATTCCTATTACCATTAACATTACTATTATATACGCCATAATTTCTATTTATTAAATTGTTTCATCGTCATATAGAAAGTACGTGTATACCTCTATTTTTAGATCAATACTACATTTATTTATTTTAATTTGTTTATCTAGTTCCTTTCTAGTTGGGTAATTGTCACCCCTATTAAATTGTGTGACAATTAAGAATTTATCTAGTGTGTTCATATTCATATGTTTTTTAGTTCTGATTTTTTACAGTTTTTCTGCATGCTATGGCGGAATATAATTCCGTTATCTTCGCAATATGTTTTTAAACTTTGCCCGTAATCGGCACTAATTAAATTATTTTCAGTTAGTACCGCTTTTGCTTCGCTTTCGTCTTGACTTTCGTAGCCGTATTGAAAAGGTAGTTTTATAGTCTTTTCTTTTTCTGTCCCGTAGTCTATTATTAACTTACTTGCAAAATAACTATTTCCATTAATTTTGTCGAACCATGTTTTTGAATTGATATCTAAAGTTTTCATATTGTTGTTTTATTAGTTGTTTACTTACTTATTTGTTTAAAATTATCATTATAACGGTTAAAACCGCCATTACACCCACGCTTATTAAAGCTCCTATTTCGTTCGTTTTCATCTTAATTAAATTTAAAAGTTATTGTTTTTTTACTAGTTCCTTTTGATTGTTTCATTTCGGTAAACTTTGCACCGTTTTTGATTCTAATATTAAAATACATTTGTTCACTTAGTAGCCCATGACTACCAATACAACTAACTATATTTAAACCCCCATTTTGGCAAGTTTTTAATAGTTGGTATTTTTGTTCTAATGTTTCTAAGTTTTCTAATTTGTCGTAAAACTGAGTACTTAACCCTTTACAAATAAAAGCTACATTCATATTAATTAAATTTAAATTATTATTCATTTTAGTAGTATGTAGACCGTCACCAATCTACATACTTGTTTATTTGTTTATCCCTCCCATACCGATTCCATCGTAGCGGATAATATCAATTTTTTTCTATACGTCAAAGAACTTTACATTTCTGTACACCCCGACAATTGTCGCTTAGTGTGTTTTATTAAGTAGCTCGTTTGCTACACAACAAAGATACGTATACTTAATTGATAGACAATAAAAAAAACAAAGAAAATGTAAAAAAAAATGAAAATAAATCGTAAAGCGTTGAAAATCAACGAAATAAAAAATGAATTAATTTGTACAAAAGTGAACAAATAAGCAAAAAATGAAAGTAAAAAAGTCAAATAGTTAACAATCAGGTAGTTAAGTGGCTAATTACTGTAAAATTAGTTGAAAATATATGACGTAATTAATACAGATAATAAGACGATAAACATAAACAGTTAATTGTTAGTTAGTTAGTTAGTAGGTTATTCAGTTAGATAATAGATTTTAGATAGTGAGATGATAAACAGATATAACACACCAATAACAAACGAACGAACAATACAAAGGAATTTAGTTAACGAATAAACAAATAAACAAACTAATATATATATGCTTGAATGATTAAACAATACGGCCAAAAATTTAAAAAGCCGATTTCCTGGTAAACTATCAAACTAAAAATATAGTTGGATGAATAACCTACAAACTAAAAAGATAGTTGGATCGATCGACCGATATATGAACTAAAAAGATAGTTGACCGAATGACAGGACGACAACATACCAACTAAAAAGATAGTTGATCAATGTACATAGCGAAGTAAGTAAGTAAGTAAGTAAGTACTATAGTTCACTATGCAAGTAAGTAAGGGCGTACGGTATTCAATACGCGCGAAGGTATGCAAGGACGGGACGCGACAAAGGGCGGAGGTATGCACCGACGAAAGGACAAACGTACACCACCACCACCGCCCCCCACCCACCACAAAAAGGCAAAAAATCTGGCGGGAAATTTCCAAAACGGCACCCCCCACCCTCAAAACGATTCACTTTCCCTTTCGATGATCAGTCGCCAAATGGACGCTATTACCTAAATTTCACATGTATCTCACCATCTAAAATACGGTGGTAAACTTTCAAAACGTCACTCCCAACTCAGCACTGTCTGAGCACAACTCAACATAACTCAGCACGACTTTAAAACTGTCTGAGTCGAATCTGTGCTGAGTTGTGTCAAGAAATGCTGAGGAAATGCTTAGTTGTTAGTGCATGTTTAAAAAATCTCCACGGTGTAATTATTTACAAATCAACAAATTAACTTTTTTAAAATTCTTAGAATGTTATAGTGCTCTCTTTTAAGGTCAAAAAGGTAATAAATAAAAAAAGAGATAAAAAGGGGTATATATATGTAAAAATACCCCTAAATAAAAAAAATCCATAATAGAGCGAAAAAGTTGACATCTCAGCATTTCATCATTTTCCTCCTCTCAGCTCAAAATAAAAAGTAAAAATTGACTACCTATACTTTGGCACTATTTTAACTTTGCTGCCGATAATTTTTTATCTTTGACTTACGATGGAAGTTCCTCCTCTCCTAGTTTTTTTCTAGTGATGAAACTTTCTTTTTTTTTCTTGCTAATTAAAAAAGTATTTGTATATTTGCACTCATATGCCATGCAGGGCTAAAAGAATTTTAACGAGTTGACCGAGGTACTGCATTACCGAAGTCACTCGTTTTTTTTTAAATTAATAAATGCAGTTATGAAAGAACAACAAACGAACGAAAGGGTAAAAGGGATTTACTTTGACAAGACAAAAAACTTATGGGTTGTAAGATTCATGTTCAATAGCAAGGAGACTTATTTGGGGACATTCATAACTCAAGAAGATGCTAAGACTAGTTTAGATTTATTTTACTATGAGCACAAGGGCGAGATAGTTGAAAAATATTCTAAGCCAGTTGAGAGATTAGCTGAAGCATTTGAATACTTTAGTAGATCAGGATCTGATAAAACATTTTTAGAAATAGCAAACGATTACATTAACTTAAACAAATAAACAAAATGACAAACTTACAGATAGCAAAAATCAACTTCATTAGCGGCACAGTTTTCAGATCTTTAGTTGAGGACAAGGTTTTAGTCTCTCTTGGAGATATCGAAGCATCGAATGCAGGATTTATTTACTGCGATGATAATTTGATCTATAGTCCAACTGATAAAAAATGGGCAGAGAGAATTACTAAAAACTCTAAGCTATCAAAAAACTTTGACAAGGACAATGATACGAACTTAAGCATTGACGAATCGTTAATTTTATTGGAGGGAGTTATGAGAAAGATATTGAACTTCGATAACGATGACGCAAAGAATGACTTTCTGTTGGACATGGTCAGAGAGTTGAAAGAAGCAGCCTATGACAAGAGTAAAGACTTCGACACTAGCTTTAACACTCCAGTAAGTAATGATAGTAATTCTGAAGAAGGAAGCTATGGATTTAAGGAATTTGCTGCATTGGTTAAGCCATTGATTAAGTACTTGAATGATAATGACTTAACTGGATCTAAGATAATCATCGATTGCGAGTATGCAGAGTTGGTTGATGGGATGCTAAGCTTTAATACAAACGAATTTAATAAAGACTAATATGAATTACGAAGAAATTGATAAGTGGAATGCGGTTCAATATCATATGGACCAAGACGGGATCGACTATTGTTTTGAGTTCTATAGCAACTTCAATGAGATTAAAGATGATAGATTTCATGAACTCAGATTAAAGTTTATCGAATCGATGTGTGACTTGAGGGATTATGTAAATGAAAAATGCAGTGAAGAAAACTAAAAGAAATAATATGAGCAAGAAAAAACTATGTGATGAGTATAAGTCAAATAATATTGGTTTTGATCTTCCGATTAATGAACTTCCTAAAAAGCCTAGCACAGTTATTTATGACTATACTACTGCTTCTAAGGTTTCTGAGTTAAGACCAGAACACTACGGGGGTGCTAGTAACCCATACGAAGTGTTTAACGTACTGGAAGCCTGGAAGTTAGACAAAGATTTCTACCTTGGAAACGTAATTAAGTATATTGCCAGAGCAGGTAAGAAGGATGCAAGCAAGGAGGTTGAAGACTTGGAGAAGGCTTTGGTTTATTTACAAAGAAGAATCTCTGAGTTGAAGAAATGAGAATAGCTTTTTTAATTTCTTTTTTATTCGTGTCTTGTGGATCGGTTAATAATGTTCACGAAGAGAATATAATCTTCACTAATGGACAGTCTGATAGGATCACTAGATCTAACTTCAGCAATTACGAAAAGTTTTCAAGACCGAATAAAAAGAGAATTAAGAAACTAAAGTTTAAGAGAAGATTGAAGATTAGTTAATAAACATTACATTTGTATCAAATTTAAATTAAATAAAATGATTGCAAAAAAAATTGATTTCGGAGCAGATGCTCGTGCAAAATTAAAGTCAGGAATAAAAATTATTTCTGATGCGGTGTGTTCAACACTAGGTCCAGGAGGTTCGACTGTATTAATTGAAGATCCTAGTATAGTTGGAGGATTCAAGATATCTAAGGACGGTGTCAGCGTAGCAAAATCTATAAATGTCATGGACTCGGTAGAGAACTTAGCTATTCAAATGGTTAAGTCCGCAGCTGAACGATCAGCAACCGCTGCAGGTGATGGAACTACTACTACTGTATGCTTGGTAAATGCTATCTTAGAAGCTTCTGAATCATTTGAAAATTCTAAGTACAATATGAGTGAAATTATTCTACACTTAAATGAATATGCTGCAGAGCTTGATTCAGCGTTAAAGCGAGCTTCATTAAAACTGACAAAGAAAAGGTTGCTAAATATCGCTACTATATCAGCAAATAACGATCCGAAGTTAGGAAAATTGGTAGCTGATGTTTACAGTAAAGTTAAACACGTGACGATAGAAGATTCATCATCATCTGAGATTCATACTAGAGTAACTTCTGGAATCAAGATAGAACGTGGTTGGGTGAGTAACGTGATGATTAATAATCATAAGACTCAGGAGTGCGTGTTGGAGGATGCATATATTTTAGTAACTGACTCAGAGATTAAAGATATTAATGTATTAGTGCCTCTGCTTCAGCACATTATGTCGGTGAATAAGTCGATACTTATTATTGGAACGTTTGCACCAGAAGCTTTGTTTACACTAAACAAAAATATTCGTGAGAACGGACTTAAGTGTTGTAATATAATCCCCCCTGGATTCGGATATTTGAAAGATGATTTAATGTCTGACTTAGGTATTGCATTAAATGCTACGTTCTACAACGAGAAGACTGGAGATAATCTTGAAGGAATCACTATTGATGATTTGGGATTGGCTAAAAAGATTGTAGTTAGCAAAGACTATACAGTTGTAGTTCGTGACATGGAAGGAATTGAAGATAAAGTTCCTGCTCATATTTCAGATCTTAAGGATTTACTAAAAAACAGTACTTCATTTGTAGATAGAAAGAATGTTAGCGAAAGAATTGCTTGTATCTCTGGAGGAGTTGGGGTGATTTTTGTAGGTGCAAATAGTGATATTGAGCAGAAGGAAATCTATGATAGGGTTGAAGACTCAGTTTTTGCTGTAAAGTCCGCAATGGAGGAAGGTATTTTGCCAGGTGGTGGAGTAGCATTGATTAACGCACTTAGAGATATAACACATTTACCTGATAATATTAATCAAGCAGCAGCTCTTGATATACTAAGTTGGGCACTTTACGCTCCATTTACGAAGATAATAACTAACATAGGTGTTGATCCTTCAGAAATAGAATTTAAGGTCGATAATAGCCCTCTAAATGGATTTGGCTATAACTCTAAAACTAAAGAGTTCGGTATGATGGATGAGATGGGAATAATCGATGCGACAAAGGTCACACGTAACGCATTAAAAAATTCAATTAGTGTTGCAGGTACAATCATGAGTACTGCAGCCGTTGTATCAAATATTAGAGAGTAATGGAAGCAATTGGAAACTACATATTGATTAAGGAAGTACCAGTTGAGAAGACTGAGCGAGTAAAAGGAACATTTCAGTTTACTGATGCAAAGATTTCTGCTGATAAATGGAAAAATGCCCACGTAGTAAAAGTGGGCAATACAGTTGGTTATGACTTGAAGGAGGGATCGTTAATCGTCTTTGATAGTATTCAAGGGCATAACATTACGATTTCCGACCAAGTTTTTCGCTTGATCTTGGAACGAGATGTCGCTTTAATTCTATAATATCTTTGTTCATATTTTCGATAGCTCTGACATACATTTTATCAGCAAAACTTTTTTCATCACCGAACATTGGATTATATTTTGGAGATACAGATAACGGTCTTGATCCTTCTAACTGTTTATAGAGGGCACTGACTAATACTTTAGCTGACCTGGTAATTTCGTACAGGTCAGCTTCTTTACCTATTCCTTTTCTCCATATATGAATCCAATTATCTTCCACCATTTTCTTAAATCGGTTTCTATCCCATGGGAATATTTCGCTGAACCTAGAAAAGTCTGACTTCATGAACAGAGGTTCAGAGTATAGGAAGAGTAGCATATCTAGTTCAGGTCCTTTGATATTATACTTACGTTGTGTATAATACTTTATGACTCTGAAGTATTTAAGATTGTCATTTATGATAGGCATCCTTTGCACTCTGTTATCAGTTTGAGTTGTTACACGAACACCTTTTTGTTTCAGTTTTTTCGCTTTTGTATTTGCTTTTATTATAGCATTTTTCTCTTTAAGCGTAAGTTCTTTTTTACTCTCCATATAACAAATCTAAATATTATTTACTATATTTGCAAATATGATTTTCGGAAGACCATTAAAAAAAGTATTAGGCAAGATAATTCCGTTTGGAAGAATTGAGACTATACATCCTCAGAATTTAGGAACTGGGGTAAGAGATGGTAGTAACTTCTTACGAGATGACGGAGTATGGTCTGATACAAATATCCCACCAAAAAGTTATGGTTTATATGCTCAAACAGCAACTGGACCAATTGTAACAGGTATTGCAGAACAAAGTATTGTAGGTACAGGAGTAGGCACTTTATCAGTTCCAGCAAATGCTTTTTCAATTGGTGATTCTTTTACTGCAGCATTAGATGGAATAATTTCATGTGTAAGTTCAGCAACAATACATATTCATGTAAAAACAGTAGCAGGTGCAATTCTTGCTGACACAGGTGTAGTGTCACTAGCTGCAGCAACTAATAAATCTTGGATATTAAATTTATACTTTACAGTTAGAACATTAGGAGCTGCAGGTGTTGCATCAATTTCATCAGGTGGTTTATTTTCATATATTAGAAATGGAGGAACTCAATTTGAAGGATATGTATTAAGCACTATTAATACTACTACATTTGATACAACAATAAATAATGAATTAGTTATTACTGTTATGTTTAATACAGGTAATGCAGGAAATACTATTCGATCATATAACTTTACATTACAAAAAATATACTAATTAGTAAAGAAATAGTTATGGCAAAGACAGCAGCTTGGCAAAGAGCCGAAGGCAAGAGTAAATCTGGCGGTTTGAACGCTAAGGGAATTGCGTCATATAGAAAAGCTAATACTGGCAGCAAGCTAAAAATGGCAGTTACGACTAAGCCTTCTAAACTAAAAGCAGGAAGTAAAGATGCCAATCGAAGAAAAAGTTTTTGCGCTAGAATGTCAGGGATGCCAGGTGCTGCTAAAAAACCAAATGGAGAACCAACAAGAAAAACTCTTGCACTTCGTAAATGGAACTGCTGAAAAGTAAATCGTTAAAATATATATTATGAAAAAGAAAGTAATGGAAAAAAAGACTGGTGAAAAATACGCAAGTAAATCAGCTATGAAGAAACATGAGAAATCTGAAGGACCGAAGCAACGAGCTATGGAAAAAAAGATGACCATGAAAAAGAAAATGTGTTAATGATACAAGTGATTAAAAAACAAAAAGGCTTTGGCGATACTGTTGCTTTCTTAACTGAAAAGACTGGTATCGCCTATGCTTTTTCTATGGCTTCGAATGCGTTAGGAGTTGATTGCGGATGTAAGGAACGACAAGAAAAATTAAATAAACTAATACCATATGGCAGCAAAGGGGAAGACAGCACTATTTTACCAGAATAATCCCTCTGCTGCTCAGCAACATAGAGATTATCAGGCTAAGCTCAATAAGAAACCTAGCGAAGTAAAGAAAAGAGTTGAGTTAAATAAAAAGAATTTATCTAACCATAAACTAGGAAAGTCTAGGGTTGGAGATGGTAAGGATGTTGCTCATACTAGGAGAGGGCTTACATTAAAAAAGGCTTCTTCAAATAGGGGAAGTAAAACTGATTCACCTGGAGATATTCGTGCAAGAGGAAAAAAGAAATAAATTGTTATCTTTGTATAAAATTATATATCATGTTAAAACAGAAAGAAGAATATATACCACAGGTTACTACAGCATCAGCAATTGTGGATGTAACTTTATGGAACGCAGCAACATCATTTACAACTGAAGCTATTGAGTTTCCAAGTAATGCAGCATGGGTATTAGGTATTCCTGAATGGGAACTAGCTGTCTCAGGAACTCCATTATTGACTATATTACATAGTAATACAAGAGATGGAGAATATAATCCATACAGTACGCTATCTACAAGTATAGACATTACTTCTTCTGTAAACAGAATGATTTATGATGATATATTTCCAGCTAGATATATGAAGATTCAATATGTATCAGGAGGATCAACAGGAACTTTTTCACTAGTTTTAAGTAAATAATCATGGATTTAAGAGACGGAAGAAATAATGTACCTACAGGACCATCTGACACGGTATTTATAGATAAAAATACTCCTACAACTGATGGTGTTGTTTTTGATCCTAATACACCTGCCTTAACAGATACTTTATATGTTTCAACTACGAACGGCAGTACTTGGATATATAATGGAAGTGCTTATACAACATATACAGCCCCAGCGGTTAATGCTACTCCATTTTACGTTGCAGGAACAACGATTGATGCTGGAAGTAATAAAAAATCTATCATTGAAAGAAGTGGTGAGGTTAGAGTAAAAAATTCTACAGCTGCAAAAATAAAAACTATCTCTGGAACAAGATCTCTTTTATTGTCTTCATATGTAAATAGTAAAAATGAAATACTATCAACTGGTGATCAGCTTTGGTTGGGCACATCTGATAATCATCCTTTTTACCTAAGAACTAATGGAGTTGAGAGATTACGTGCTTTAGGAACTGGAGCAATTAGATTCAATCAAGCTTACAGTTTTCCAACAACTGATGGAACGGTTGGTCAAGTTTTAAAAACGGATGGTGCAGGTGTAGTTAGTTTTGGAGACGCAGCAGGAGGTGCTAGTGGAATATGGGGAATATCAAATTCAAGCGGCGTTTACACCTATTATGCAACTTATCAATTAGCGTTAGCACAAGCTATTTCAATAAGTGCAAAAACTATTGAACTGTTTGCAGATATTACTATTTCTAGTGGTACATCTTTGATACTTACTAACGGAATTAATATCAATGGTAACGGTCACACAATTAACTGTACACTTTCCACTATAAACGTATTTACAGACAATAATGTCCTTTGTGCATGTAGTGTAAATGATTTACACGTTATACATACAGGAGATACTAATTATGGTTTAGATATTCAAAAATCAACAAGTGATATAACATGGACAGGTTCTTTAACAAATAGTTATGCTGGTTGTGTTTTAACTTCACCTTATGGAACTTTGTCAGGTGCAATTCTTAGAAGTGGTGGTTATTGTGCTTTTGGAAATGTAAATACTGGAGTATTAAAAAACTGTATTTTAATTCACTCGGGAACTTCACCAGCGTGTAGGAATTTATTAAATGTTATAGGTTGTGTAATGGATTCAAGTTCAACCAATGCTGGTTTTTATAACATTGCTAATTCTATAAATTGCACAATAAAGTACACTGGGACAAATTGCGCAATTAGAGGTGATAACGGTAGTAATATTGAAGGATGTAATATATCTGCTACCTCAAGTGTTGGTGTAAATCTTATTGATAGTTCAAGTATATCTAATTCATTTATAAAATCTAGCTCAAATGTTGCTGTTAATAATCAATCTTTAAATAAAAAAGCTGTCAATAATTGTACTTTAATAGGTGGTACAACAGGTGCTTATGCAAGTGTTGGTGGTTCGGGTAGTTGTTATCAATCTACAATAGTTGGTGAGGCTAGTCCAGCAGTTGATTCTAATTGTGTAAGTGGGAATATTCAACAGTGTTCAATAATCAGCAAGTGGAATAACGCTGGAGGTCACGCACTATCAACATTAACTGGTACAACTTACATTCTAAATTGCACTTTAAATGTTACCAATAGTTTGGCTTATGGGATATTTTCAGCTAGTACACCTACAATTAGATATTCAGGTCTTACATTGTTAGGTTCTGTAAATTTAGCAAGTGCTGGAATTGTTCAAGGTATTACAAATACGGCAGACGCACAAGGAAATTTAATAATTAATTAATTAATAAATAGAAATTATGATAGAAATAGGACAAATTATTGCTCAGTTAAAAATGACAGAGCATTTAAGAATAATTACACAGGACTTAAATGGAGATAATGTTAAAGTTTTAATGTGGGATGATTTTACAGTTGAAGAACAAGCTCAATTAGTTGCTTGTGTAGATATGATTAAAACTAAGTAATTATGGCGGTAGTAGCAGTAACAGGAAATCCTGTAGTAGGAATTAAATATACAGTAACAACAGCATCAAGTGCTGACTGGGCAAGTGTATCTAATTCAACTTACTTTTATGATTTAACAGATAAGTTAGTTCATTATAAAGATAGTACAGGGACAGTATTAGAAATATATGGAGCTAGTGTTGCAGCGACTACTGGTAGCGTTATTTCATTTACAACTCCTCAAGTTTATAACACTCCAGCGAGTCCTTCAGCTTCTGATTTAACAGATTCACTAACTGGTGCTGTTATTGGTATAGTTCAAAAGATATACCATAACAAGGCAGTTGCACCAACTGTCCCAGCTGGTTGGGTTTTAATAGGTACAGGAACTTACACAACATCGACCTTGAATATTATCTTTGCTGAATGGGTGAGTGGAACAAGGATTGAATATTGGATCGTGAAGCCAGCATAATTAATAATAACTATGGATACTAATATATATATAATCACTCAAGAACAAAGGGACATTTTAGTTAATTCACAAAATGAATATATTAAATTCGACCCTATTCAAGATATAAATGACAATTATATTATTTCTGAAAATGAATTTAATTTAATTAGTGGCTTACAAAATTGCCCTACTGAGTTATTGTTTATTAAGGATTTAGTAAGTTCATTATATGAACCTAAAATTTATTCAAAAATATTTTAATTTAGATTATGAGTTACTACCATCATTTAATTAAGAGCGCAGTAGTGCCAGCTTACCCAGCTTCTTTAAAGTTATTTATTGATGCTGGTAATGTGGCTTCATATCCTGGAAGTGGAACAACTGTAACAGACTTAACAGTAAATGCAAATAATTGTACGCTATTAAATGGAACGGGTTATAGCGCTTCAAATGGGGGTATCTTTACTTTTGATGGTGTTAATGACAATATATCTACTCCTATATATTCCACAGTTACAGAAATGTCAGGGATGTTTTGGATTAATTCATCTTTATTTATTAATAATGTTACTTTTAATTTATTAGTAGATGTTGGCCAAGGATATATAACATTTGGAGTGGATGTTTTAAACCGTTTAAGTTGGCAAAATTATGGAAGTACTGGAGCTACTGGAGCTACTATCTTATCAACAAACACTTGGTATGCTGTTGGATTTTCACATAAAACAGGACAAAAAAGTAAAGTTTATATTAACGGTGTATTAGACGGTAGCTCGTCAGGTAATCAAAACAATATACAAAATAATTCAGCATTATTAAAATTCATGACTAACAGCGTGAACTTTAGCAGCGGTAAATTAGGTAATGTGAAGATATTTAATGCTGAAATGTTAGCAGCTGACTACTTAGCACATTTTAACGAATTTAAAGCGAGATATATTCCTACTTACGGTGCATTAACTACTGCATGGATAACTGCAACTGGAGAAACTGATACTACTATCATAAGCGCTTTAAACACCTTAGAAACAGATTTAACAACTTACGGTTTAACTTCTAAGATTAAGGCTTTATATCCAATGGTTGGTGGAAGCAGCACAAAGCATAAATTTAACTTTATGGATGCAAGGGATTTAGATGCTGCATTTAGATTGACATTTAATGGTGGTTGGACTCATTCAAGTACGGGCGCTTTACCTAATGGAGTTAATGCTTATGCTGATACTAAGTTCAATGCTTTAACAAATTTTCCGAATACAATTCCTTACGGAACCATTGGTATTGGTTATTATTCAAGAACTAATAGTAATGGAGTAGAAGTTGAATTTGGCGCTTCTAATAATGTATTAATTGAAATTAGAACCGCTGGAACTACTTACGGAAGAGTTGGTCAAAATGGAGTTGTTTCATTTACAGATGCTGATTCTTTTGGTTTTTATAATTTTAACAGATTAGACCAGTTTACAGAAAAAGGTTATAAAAATGGAATTTTAAAGAGTACAGTATCAGCGTCCATATCTACATATCCAAACTTAAATGTTTATTTAGGTGCATGGAATCCTTTACAATATTACTCAACCAAAGAATGCGCTTTCGCTTCAATTGGAGATGGTCTAACAGATGGTGAAGCAGCTAATTTCTATACAGCCGTACAAGCATTCCAAACAACTTTATCAAGAAACGTATGAAACTAACAGACATAACACAAGCAGAATGGACTACATATGTAGGTCTATTGACTATTGAACAAAAGGATTTAATAATAGGTCAACAGTACACTACGGACTCATTTTTCAATCCTATTCAGGACTTAAATGATAACTGGGTGATTTCCATAGAGGAAATGAATTATTGTGATAATAATGATTATCTTTGGGTTAAGGATTTAGATTTAATTATATACGAGCCAAAGGCAGTTATTAACCCTTTTTAAGAAATGAGAGAATTCGTAGAGATAACAAAAAAGTATGGAGTGACAGGAGTGTTAGCTTGTTGGCTATGGATTACAAACTCACGAGTAGAAGCATTAGAAGGTAAACTAGAAAATTGTTATCAGATGCAAATGATGAAAAGTGGAAATTTACAAGCTGAATATATATATAAAAAATCAATTAATTACGCAATATTGCCAGATAAATTTAAAATTAAAAGAGCATGAAAAATTTGAAAGATTTAAAAAAGAGATGGAATGCAAGTACACCGACTTTCTTTAAGAAGTTAATCCACGTAGGAATAGTGATAGGTTTAGTTGGTGGTGCGTTAATTACGTTACCTGCGACTGCGTCAGTAGGTGCAGTATTAGTTACAATCGGAACGACTGCAGCAACGGTTTCTAAGTTCGCTAAAATCTAAGTATGATAACAACTGCTGAATGTATTAAAATATACGGGAAGCCAAACGAGGGTGGAGTCGGTTATTTAGAAACTATTACTTTACCTTATCCAATGGTTTATGATGGTAAGCCTGTTAAGAAAATGAGATGCCATAGACTTGTTAAGAAAAACTTTTTAGATGTATTTAATGAGTTACTAAGTGTTTATACGTATCCCGAAATAGTACGACTTGGAATAGATAAGTTTGGCGGTTGTTTCAATTATAGAAAAATGCGAGGGGGTACAGAGTTTAGTCGTCATTCGTGGGGTATAGCAATTGATTTAGACCCTCAAAGAAACCAATTAAAAGAAACCAATAAGACTGCTAGATTTGCACGTCCTGAGTACGCTAAAATGATTGACATATTTTATAAACACGGATTCGTTTCTTTAGGTAGGGAAAAGAATTACGATTGGATGCACTTTGAGATAAAAGGTTGATAATCAATATGTTAAGTTACTGTTATAATTAAAATAAAATATGAAGACTTCTGAAACAGGTAAAGGTTTAATTATTAAATTTGAAGGAGTAAAATTAAACGCTTATAGATGTCCTGCTGGAGTGGTTACAATTGGAGCAGGAAATACCTATTATCTAAATGGTAATAAGGTTAAAATGGGGGATAAGATAACTATGCCTCAAGCAATGGAATTATTCACAAGTCTACTCCCTAAGTATGAAGCTACTGTAATCAAAAACATAAAGGTTATTTTAAACCAAAACCAATTTGATGCTTTAGTTTCTTTCTGTTGGAACTGTGGAAGCTCACAAGCTTTATTTAGATTAGTAAATCAAAAAGCTACAGATGAGATAATCTATGATTGGTTAATTAACCATTATATAATGGGTGGTGGTAAAGTTCTTCCAGGATTAGTAAGACGTAGAAGAGCTGAAGCAGACCTGTTTGTAAAGAAATAATAACTATATTTGTTTCGTCCTTTACTTATGGTTTTGGATTTAAAAAGGTTTATGGTTGAACCCGTAATCAACCAACTACGTGCCAGACACGCTTCCCATAAGAACAGCGTCCCAGGTTTGGACTTCTAAGTAAGGGAAATGACGATGTCTATAACTTTACTACCCCCAGGAAAGTTTCTCTGATCAAGAACTACTGCCTGGGTTTTTTGTTTTATATAAAGTTATTTGTATATTTGTAAAAATTCAATTAAATTAAATACAATGTCAAAGAAAATTACAAGAGAAGAGTTAGTAGAATTAACGAAAGCTCACGAAGAGTATTACACTTCTAAGGACGAATTAGCAAATATCTTAATTGCTGAAGAACGTACAAAAACCCAAAAGCAACTTTCATTAATGAATTTCTCAGAGAAGGAAGAACAAGTTCAATTGTTAATGGGAGAAATCAATAAAAAATACGGTGAGGGAAAAGTTAATCTCACTACTGGAGAGATATCATGATTATAAGAAAAATATCTGTAGGACCTGATTCTTTTAAATCTATGAATTATGTAGTAGGTCAGGACGTGTTGGATAAAACTTACATGATTAGTCAGATATTGCATAAAGAATATGGGTATGATATATGGATTTTAAAAAACTTTGAAGAAGTTAAATGGAAAACTATATCTATTCACACTCCTGTAGTCATTGAATATAAAATAGATTTTTAATGGTATCTCCATATTACTTTATAGTATCACCTCTAAATGATAAGAGGTATGATAATGTAATAACATTTGGTAATAATAAACTAGTAACGAGTTCTTCAATAGAAGATCACAAGGCGGTTAATAGATTTGCTAAAGTTATAGAAGTACCAATGTATTATAATGGTCCTATTTCTAAAGGAGACATACTTGTAGTGCATCATAATGTATTTAGAATATATTATGGTATGCAAGGTGAAGAACGTAGCTCCTGGTCCAAATATAAGGATAATATATATCTTATAGATCAAGAACAGTTTTATTTATATAAAAAGAATGATGCAGATGATTGGGAGTCTCCATTTCCTTATTGTTTTATTTCTCCAATAGATAAAGAAAAGAAAGCATTTCTGACTTTAGGAGTTGATGAAGAGTTGTGGGGAAAGGTAGAATATATTCCAGAGTCTGTTGACAGTAAGATAAAGAAGGGAGATTTAATTTCATTTCAGCCAGAGATGGAGTATGAATTTTTTATAGATAAAAGGAGATTATTTCGAATGAATATTAGAAACTTATGTCTGAAGATTTAAAAGATAAAAGACTTAGATTAATTGTTGCAGCTGAGAAGGGTGTTGACGAGTTAATTAAAGTATTGGAAACGAAGATAATAACTAATGACGAGTCTGATGTATCGTCTGACAAAATGAAGAATGCTGCATCTGCAAAGAAATTAGCGTTTATGGATGCTATAGAGATGTTAGAAAAAATATCTTCAGAGAAGGATAAAATGGAGGATGCAGAAAAGAACAAAGGTATTGCTGCACCTTCAGGAAGATTTGTAGAAAATAGATCTAAACCAAATGGAAGAGGATAACAGATTATACAGAGTAGTAACTGGGTATATTGATAAAGCTATAATTAATACTAAGAATAGAAATAAATTATGGAAGTATGGATATGACTCAACGTATGATTTAGTTATAATCTCAAAGGATGGCACACTTGGTGAAATCTATGAAATAGAAGGACTTCATATCGGACTACCTTTAGCACCAGCTTCATTAAAACTATCAGATAAACTATCTTATTGGCAGCCAAAAGAATATCCTAAAGAGTTATTTAAATTAAAAAAGATATTTGATTGGGAGAGAATGGATAATGCTTTTAAGCATAAGTGGACTCCATTTATAGATGAAGAGTATGACAACAGGGAGTTAGGTCATTTCTTTAATAATCAAGGGCTTGCTACATACATAACTGGTTCTCACTATATGTATCTTCAGTGGTCAAAGATTGACGTTGGTCTTCCTGACTTTCGTGATTCAAATAGAATTTTCTTTATTTATTGGGAAGCTTGTAAGGCGGACAATAGATGTTATGGTATGTGCTATGTAAAGAACAGACGTTCTGGATTCTCATTTATGGCTTCTTCAGAAACTGCAAATGTGGGAACATTAGCTTCGGATTCAAGACTGGGTATATGTTCTAAGACTGGGGGGGATGCTAAAAAGATGTTCACTGATAAGGTTGTTCCAATAGTAAATAATTACCCTTTCTTCTTTAGTCCTATCAGAGATGGTATGACTAATCCTAAAATGGAACTTGCATTTAGAGTACCTGCTTCTAAGATAACGAAGAAGAATATGGGTGTTGAAAATACGGATGATGACGAAGGGTTGGACACTACAATTGACTGGTCTAGTACGGATGATAACTCTTATGATGGGGAGAAGCTTATATTACTTATAGAGGATGAAGCAGGTAAGTTAGAGAAGCCTAATAATATTTTAAATGGTTGGAGAGTACGTAAGACTTGTTTAAGGTTGGGTGCTAAGATCATTGGAAAGTGCATGATGGGATCTACCCTTAACGCATTAGCAAAGGGAGGTTCTAACTACAAGCAAATGTATCTGGACTCTAACCCAAGAATAAGATCTAAGAATGGTCAAACAAAGAGTGGGATGTATTCTTTGTTTATACCTATGGAGCATAATTTCGAAGGATATATAGATAAGTTTGGACATCCAGTTCTAGAAGATCCTAAAGAGCCAATAGAGGGCATTGACGGAGAGTTAATTGACATAGGTGTTATATCTTATTGGAATAATGAGTTAGACTCTTACAAGGGAGATGCTGACGCTCAAAATGAATTTTATAGACAATATCCAAGAACTACGTCTCATGCGTTTAGAGATGAAGCAAAGCAGTCGTTATTTAATCTTACTAAGATATACTCTCAAATAGATTATAATGATTCATTAGTAAAGGAAAAGTTTTTAACAAAAGGTTATTTCCATTGGAAGGAAGGAGTATTAGATTCTGAAGTTATATGGACTCCAGATAAAAATGGTCCATTCTTAGTTTCATGGCTTCCACCATTGGAGATGAGAAATAATAAAGTAAATATTAACGGACAGTTTCATCCAGGAAATGAACACATAGGTGCGTTTGGATGTGACTCTTACGATATATCGGGAGTTGTTGGAGGTGGAGGATCTAAAGGAGCATTACATGGTCGAACTAAATGGCACATGAGTAATGCTCCTGTAGGTCAATTTTTCCTTGAATATATTCATAGACCATTGACAGCAGATATAATGTTTGAGGAGGTTCTTATGGCATGTGTGTTTTATGGTATGCCAATGCTTGCGGAAAATAATAAGGCTCGTCTTTTATATCATTTTAAAAATAGAGGATATAGGAAGTTTGCATTAAATAGACCTGATAAAAAGTTTACTGACTTATCTGTTTCTGAGAGAGAGATAGGAGGAGTACCAAACAGTTCTGAAGATATGAAGCAGGCTCACGCATCGGCAATAGAATCATTTGTTGAGGAGTTTGTTGGATTAGATGATGCTGGTCATTATAGGGATATTGGTAGTATGGGAGATATGTTTTTCAATAGAACATTAGAAGATTGGGCAGCGTTTGATATTAATAATCGTACTAAATATGATGCGTCTATTAGTTCTGGATTAGCTATTATGGCAACAAGAAAACATATTGTTCACAACGAAGTAAAAAAACCGAAAAATATTATTAAATTTGCAAGATACAATAATGATGGAAACAGCAGTCAATTGAATAAATAATGGAGAAACCAATTATTAACATACAAAATTTATCCTTTCCCAATCAACAAGCATCTGACGAAGAGAAAAAAACAGAAGCTTATGGGTTAAGTGTTGGAAGAGCTATTGAAAGTGAATGGTTTAGACAGACTGGCGGCAGTTGTAGATTCTACAATCAGCATAGCGATTTCCATAATACTAGATTGTATGCTAGGGGAGAGCAATCAATCCAACAGTATAAAAACTTATTGGCTGTAAATGGAGATATGTCTCATCTTAATTTAGATTGGAGTATTATTCCTATCATGCCAAAATTCGTTGATGTTTTAGTTAACGGAATGAATGACCGTTTGTATAAGATAAAAGTTGAATCTCAAGATGTAATGTCTGCTGAAAAGAAAAATATCTTTCAGGACATGGTTGAGGTTGATATGAATGCAAAATCTTTCTTAGCTCAGACAAAAGAACAATTTGGAGTTGATATAAATAGCGTTCCTCAGGATGATATTCCAGAGACAGAAGAAGAGCTTTCTTTGTATATGCAATTGAAATACAAACCATCAATTGAAATAGCAGAAGAAACAGCGATTGATTCAATACTTTCAGGAAGTAATTATTCAGATCATATTAAACCAAAGATAAATTATGATTTAGCAGTACTAGGAATTGGTGGAGCTAAACATTCATTTAATACAAAATCAGGAGCTATAGTTGAATATGTAGATCCAGCAAGTTGTGTGTGGAGTTATACAGAAATGGATGACTTTCATGATTGCTTTTATTTTGGAGAAGTAAAACAAGTTCATTATACTGAACTAAGAAAAATAAATCCTAACCTTACAGACGACCAATTAAATGAAGCTAAACGAATTGGAGCAGCGTGGATTAATCATTTTCCTGCTTATAACAACATTAACGATTCTGCTTTTAATAACGAAGTAGTTAACATACTTTACTTTAATTATAAGACAGAAAGCAGACACGTTTACAAGAAGAAAAAACTTGATAATGGTGGATCTAAAGTAATAAGAAAAGATGGGAAGTTTAATCCTCCAAAAGAAGATGCTGATCTATTTGAAAGAGTAGATAACGTAATTGACGTTTGGTATGATGGAGCTCTTATCCTAGGGAGTAATATTATTGTAAGATGGGAATTGCTTAAAAATATGGTTCGTCCTAAAGCAGCTAGTCAAAGAGTTGTAGCGAATTATGTGTTTAATGCTCCTAGAATGTACAAGGGGATTATAGAGTCAAGTACTAAACGAATGATTCCTTTTGCAAATCAATTACAGCTTACTGGATTGAAGATGCAACAGGTTAAGTCAAGAATTGTGCCTGATGGTGTATTTATTGATGCTGATGGATTGAATGAGGTAGACTTAGGTACTGGAGCAGCTTATGGACCAGAGGAAGCATTGAAGCTTTACTTTCAGACAGGTAGTGTTATTGGTAGAAGTCAAACTGTTGATGGAGAGTTTAATAACGCTAGGATACCAATACAAGAGCTTACTTCGAATAGTGGTCAATCAAAAATGAATGCATTGATTGGTGATTATCAGTATAATCTAAATATGATTAGAGATTGTATTGGCATAAACGAAGCAAGAGATGGATCAACTCCTAACCCAGATGCTTTAGTAGGTGTTCAGAAAATGGCTGCGTTAAGTAGTAATACAGCTACAAATCATATATTAAGAGCAGGGTTAAGAATATCTAAAGATTTAGCTTATGGACTTTCTTTAAGAATATCAGACATACTTGAATATTCTGATTTCAAGGAAGAGTTTGCTATGCAGATAGGAAAATATAATGTTGCTATTCTTAATGATATTAAAGATTTATATCTGTACTCTTTTGGTATGTTCATTGAATTAGAACCAGATGAGGAACAGAAAGCACAATTAGAAGCTAATATTCAAATGGCATTAAGTCAAGGACAAATAGATCTTGAAGATGCAATTGATTTAAGACATATTAAAAACTTGAAACTTGCGAATGAATTACTTAAATTAAAACGTAAGAAAAAAGCTAAAGCATTACAAGAGTCTGAACAACAGAAAGCTCAGTATCAAATGCAAACTAATATGCAGTCTCAACAAGCAGCGGCAGAAGCTAAGGCAGCTGAAATGCAAGCTATGTCTCAGACAAAGATTGCTGTTATTCAAGCACAATCTCAAGCTGATATTGCTAAGATGAATGCTGAAGTTGAAAGTAAGAAAGTATTAATGGAATTAGAGTTTAATTATCAAATGCAATTAAAAGGTATTGATGATCAGAAACTAATGCAAAGAGATGATAAAAAGGAGGAAGCTAAAAATAAACGAGTAGATCAAGAAGCTAGTAGACAATCTAAACTAATTGATCAACGTAAAAATAACACTGCTCCAATAGATTTTGAAAGCAATGAAGATTCACTTGATGGATTTGATTTGAGTTCTTTTAACCCAAGATAAATAAAAAGAAAAGTTATGGCTATGAATGAAAAATTAACTCCAGCTCAAAGCTTAGGAGCTCAGAGATTTAAATCAGTATTAAGTATCAAAAATTCACCATCTACTCCTAGTGTAGTTGAAAGCATAGGTGATAGAGGCAAGAAAAAAGCAAAAGGTTTTAATTATAAAAAACAAAAACACCAATCAAAAATGGTTAAAGTTTTTAATAAAAACAATTGTAGAGGAGTTAATGGAGTTAGTGGAAATTGTAAAAAATAAAAGTTATGTTAAAACCAAGAAAATCAGCTGTTGCAAAAAGTGCAACACCACAAAAAAGAGTTGTAAGTAGAGGAACTTTCGGAGTAGAAGTTGACGGAAAAGAATCTCAAGTATCAGGAGTTAAAAAAACAATCTATAGAAATGATGGAACTGTTAGAAAGGCAGTATTCAAAGCTAAAGGTGTTGGTAGTTCTCCAGTGAACAAAATTAGAGAAGTAAATAAATATAAAAAACCAACAGATAAAGTAAAGAAAACTCCTGCCGAAAGAAAAGCAGCTTTAAAAAGTCTAGGTAAAAAAGCTTTAGGTCCACTTGGGGGTTTTATAGCATATAAAGGAGCTTTAAAAATTATTAATAAAAAATAATAGATAATATAATAATTATGAAGATAAATAATTATGAACAAGAAACTACTCCTTCTTTAACAGATTTTGTAATAGGTACAAAAAGTTCTGATTTGAGTACTATGAATTTTAGATTACAAGCTATAAGGGATTCATTTCAAATACCATCATTATCAGATGATGAAGGAGGATATAGACCTGTATTTAAAGATTTATCAGCAAATAATACTACATCATCTACAACTGCTATATTAAATTATGGAGTAAATGTATTTACAATTTCTTCATTAACAAATTATGCATGTAAATTACCTCAACCAACAACAGGATATAATTCAATTATAATAAATAACTCTGCATTACCTATATATATATATCCATCTAATATAGGAGGAAGAATAAATAATTATCCAATAGATACACCTGCGGTAATACCTGCTGACGGAAAACCATATACATTTATATGTATAGAGAATCCACTTCCAGGAGAATGGACATGGTTAACTCCTGCTATTAATCAATTAGTTCTTGGTGATTTTTCCATATCACATACAACTGGGACTGCTACAAATAGGTATGGTGTAACACAAGCTGGGTTGGGATCAAGTTCTGGAGTAGGACTATCTTCTGGGAGTATAACATTAACAGGAGAATGGAAAAGTGAAAGTAATCCAACAACAGTATCAAGAATTAAATGCTATAGTAATATTGTAGATATTGATGTACCAACTGTAACTAATTTACAAGTAGCATTTATTACTGCTTATAAAACAGGAGCATCTACAGTAGTACAAGGTCAAAGAGATGCATTTCAATTTCAAAGTGATCCTGATTCTTATACAGAATTAAAAAATGGTGTAGGAACACTAACTGCTAATCCTAATGAAGCTATTGGAGATACATATACATTATATGGTATTCATTCATCACCTGTAGCTATTTTAAATAGTCAAATAGGAACTGGAGGATCTTTTTCAAATTATTATTATACTTTTGGATTTTTTATACCTGCTTCTGCTTTAACTAAAACTTATAAGTTTAGAATAATATTAGAGTATTTTTAATAATAGATTAACTATTTTTCTAATTCAAAAAATAATGTTAAATTTGTAAAAATTAAACTAAATATAATAGAATGGAAATCAAGGTAACAAAAGTCGATGACCAAGGTAACGACATAGTAAGTCAAACGGAGACGTCTAACGAAACTACAGATACGAATGATGCAGTTGATACAAATGAAAGTAATGATGTCGATAATGATAGTTCTGATACTAGCACTGATAATCAGACACAAGACGAAGTAAAGTTTGAAATAGACGACAATAGTGCGTTAGAATATATTAAAAATAAGTTTGGTCGGGAAGCCGATTCTTTAGAAGCTTTATTTGAAACTAAAGCAGAACAAAACCAGGAAGAGCTTCCTGAGGATGTAGCAAGTTTCTACAAGTTTAAAAAAGAAACAGGAAGAGGACTAGACGATTACATGAAAGTCAATCGAGACTTTGACAAAGAAAACCCGAATGTATTGCTTGCGGAATACTACAAGCAGCTTAATCCAGAGTTGGATAATGATGACATTGAGTATATGTTAAATGAATTTGTTTCAGACGAAGACATTGACTCAGACTCAGAGATCAGACTAAAGGGTATAAAACAAAAAAAAGAAATTGCAATTGCAAAGGACTATTTCAACGGATTAAAGGAAAAGTACAAAGCACCTCTTGAGACGAGAGAAAGCTTTATTCCTCAAGAAGAGAAAGAGTCGTATAATGCTTATTTGCAAGAAAAGACTGCTAGCATGGAATTGCAGGCTGATCAACAAAAGCGTTCTAATATTTTCAGTAAGAAAACTAATGAACTGTTCTCAGATAAATTCGAAGGTTTCGGATTCAAGATTGGAGAAAATCAGGACATAGTATATAAACCTGGAGACGTTAATGCATTAAAGGAACAACAATCAGATCTAAGTAAATTCATTGGGAAGTTCTTAGACAATGATGGGAATTTAAGTAACGCTGGAGAATACCATAGAGCATTAGCTGTGGCTAACGATCCTGAAAAATTTGCTAAGTTCTTCTATGAGCAAGGTAAATCAGATCAGGTAGGAAGTTTTGAAAAAGAATCTAAAAATATAGACATGACAAGAGGAGCGAGTCAGTCACAAGCTAATAATTCAGGTATTAAAGTTGAGTCCTACAATCCCAGTAGCAACGGAGCTAAATATGAATAGTAATAAATAAAAAAAAAGAAAAATGGGATTAAACGTACCTGGGTTTTCATTAACCCCTAGTTCTACACCAGTAGCACTACCAAGTAATTACCTTACAAACTTCGATTTCTCGGCACAATACATGCCAGATATCCACGAAGAGGAGTTTGCTCGATATGGTAATAGATCAATCGGATCACTTCTAAGAAATTTACAAGCTGAAATTCCATTGGAATCAGACTTAGTAAAATGGGCGGAAGAAGGAAGACTTCACACGAAATACACTTTATGTACTCACGGTACTTATACTGCAGGA